AGGGTTAGTAATATTTAACTTTTTATTTCTACGGGCCATAACTCTTTAGAGCCTAGTCTACTAGGAAAATCTAAATTAACTACCCGTTAGCTGCAAGTCCATAGTGGTTTTGAGGTCACGCAAAACATCATAAGGGACCTCATACTCATCGAATATATCTGGATTCCATTGTTCTATAATGGTTTCCAGGTCCATTTGCTCTTGGATTGTTATACCAAAAGCCATAGAAAAAGACAGACGGGTGGCTGTCGATATAGGAACTGGACGCATATTCAATGGTAGGTTCTTAACCCTATAAGCAAGGTCATTAAATTCAGCCGATGTTTGTAACAGCTGAAGAACATCACACTCCTCTCCCAAGGCGATAAGTTTGCAAGCAAAACTCTGTAATAAAGGAACACCTATATTAAGAGCAAGCTCACAAGAACCAATGGCGTAAAACATTTTACGCCTCCTCCTGGGGTCTCTCAACTTGTCGAACCCTGTACTAGCGTTCGACAACACTTTCCTTGGATTCCGAACGAACTTCCAATGTTCTGGGAGTGTGGTATCCCGTATATGGACTAAAGAGGATTGACAGAACCAAACCATTTCTGGAATTGTAGCTTTATTTTCTATTTTCAATTCATGACCAAAAGTTAAAAATATACCGGTCAATTTATCTAATAAAGGGCCGTTTTCCCTTTCTACAATGATTAGGCAATCATCACCATCATCCATCAAGTCGTACTTTATGGGGTCTCCACGTTTATCGCATAATTGTTTCATGGCAGTTATAGCCATGGCGGTCATTAGTAAACAATTACCTAATGCCGTATTATAGTCACCAGACATTCTCCTGCCCTCGGCAGTGTATCTAGTGCCATTACTAGCCTTGCACTTATTAACAAGTTGATAACTCAACAATTTGGCTAGAGTTGTATCATGGCACTTAGAGTTATAAAAATCATGTTCTAGTTGGAGCATTTGAATGTTAACATGCTTATCCCATCTAGAACAATCTAAAGAAGCAACCAATGGTGACCTAAATTCGGACATCTTCTTTAACAGTAACTGGGCACGAGCAGATGGATTCATGCCTTTAACTATTAAACGATGTTTAAATCCGAATTTAGTGCGATAAAGCTCATGTTCTAATGGTTTGAGCCAAACCCCAATACTTAACACATAACGTTTGTTACGTGCAGATATTGGGCGTGGATCTGGATTAAATTTCTCGACAGGATTAATCCTTTCGCACTTAACAAACATGTCTATTTTGCTATCACGCTTACAAACTGGATCTTGTTCCAAACTAAGCGCTGCTGCAATGTAAGCTTGCCTCTTAGGCCCAGAATAAGAAGAATAAAACTCCTCGTAAGTTATTGGGCTTACGGGTGATATGAACTTCCTCATATGCTTAAGCGTATGCTTAAGCGAATCTATACCCGGTGCGGTAGGTAGTGGAACCACACCGATAACTCTATTCCTTATAGAAACAAGCTCATTGCATGGACATGATGAGTGCACAATAGGGGAGGTACAATACGACGTTGGTAATGGGAGTCGCCAAATCATTCTAGTAGAGGTGTGCAGTGTCGAGTTTTGCGCCACGCGTACGTTGCAACCTGCAGCAATTGTCTCCAGCTGTTTTGGATAAGCGCAAGTTGCAGGCGCTAATTCGGCACACCCCTACTTGACTGGAATAATACGGTAGAACTTAGTCTTATAACGGCACCAAACATCATAGATGCCGTAAAGTCCTACCAACGCGGTTATAAATCCACCTACCACATCAATCGCGGCGCATGATGTTCGTGCTGCCAGCATATTGATCAAATAGTAGATGAATAAATGTGTTGACATAATTATTGTTATGTTCAACAACAAAAAGAAAATCCGCGTTAACCAGCCTTTCCAAGTTAGTTGTAGCTGGTGTTTACCTTCGGCTACTTCATCAGCGCGATCCAGATGTTCCTGGGTCGCGGCTGAGCCGAAGAAAGCGGTGAGATCTTTCTCAGCTGGAGTTAGTGCCATCACCGCTTTAACTACAGGTCTTGTTAGCTGGTATGCTTTGAATTCGCCACCTAGCTTATTTTCAGTACAATAATTCATGCATTTATGCATGAGTGATCGGGCCTGTAGCATGGTGCGCTTAGCACCAAATTGTGTCTTTGCAGCGAACGCGTATAAATCGGCATGAACAGTAGTTCGCGTTTCATCGCTGCCACTTTGGTATATTAGCTCCAAATAATCCCCATCGACCGGGCCCTCTTCATATGGCTCATCCACGATGTCTTCTGAGAAGTAGTGTGGTATAGACACCATATTGCAGGTGAATCGATACCGACGAACTCTTCTCCCACCGCGGAGTCCTCTACTCCTACGCCCAGAGGCCTGCGTGCCATCAGAGTAGTCATCCGTGTCAGAGTCGGAAGGATTAATTGGAGCGTGATTGGCGTTTGCAGCTTGCATTCTAGGGTAGTGAATCCTAGATTACTTACCAAAGCCAAATGTGTAGGTCGGAA